CTATAGGTGAAGGATTGGTTCCTTTATTCCAAATGACAATTAAAGGAATGAAAAAATTATTTAAAGGTAATGATAAAGCAATCCAAGAAATAAATAACAAAATGAATTTCTCTGGTGGTGCAGCTATGAACCCAGATGGTCCTTTAGCAAAACAAATTGATGAAGGTTCATTTAAATACGAACCAGAATTAGAAGGAGTTGATGCTTATAACTCTTTATCAATTATGGATAGTGTTACTCCAGTTATAAAAGGATCTGGTAAAAATAATAAAGTTAAAATTGATGACATCTTAAATCATTTTGATCAAGCTCCTAAACTAGATATTAATAATCCAGATGATTTTACTAAGATGGTCAACCAGGGTGTAGAAGAAGTTAACTACCAATTAAAACAAGAGATTACTGGAGCCGGGTGGTATGACAAAGATATTAAAATTGCCATGGATAAATTAGATGAGATCAATCCTAAATTTAAAGGCAATAAAGATATTAAAGACTTTGTTGTATTCTTAACTGCTATTTCATCTCCAGGAGTAAATGTAGGATCTGATTTTAAAGTAGCAGCAAACATTGCAGATATTTATTTAGATACTGGTAAGATCCCAACAACTAATCCATTAAGTAAACAGACAGAAAAAGATGTCCTGGTTAAAATGGGTAAAGCAAAAGTTGGTGATGAAAAAGGATGGACACAAAGATCTCACTTAAAAGGACAATTAGAATTTGTACAAAAATACATTGATCAAAATGGATTAGCTGGTTTTATAGATTTCTTAGATACTCCAACAACAAGAAGAGAATTAAATACACTAAGAAAAGAATACGGAATGAAACCTATCTCTGGAGCTCTAGATAAAGAGATCTATGGTGCAGATATGTTTGGCCCTAAAGTTTCTAAGTTTATGCAAAGTTTAATGGGTACTTCTGATGAGAGTGTGCCAGATATTTGGTTTACTAGAGGATTTAATAGAAAGTCTGGTAATGTTTATACAATTAAAAAAGATGGTGTAAAAGCTAGTGCTGATCAACCTAGAAATTTAAGTGAAAGAAAAATAATGGATAATTATATTGAAGAGATAAGAAATACCTTACAAAATGAATATGGTATCACATTAAATAATCGTGACACACAAGCTGTTCTATGGTATTTTGAGCAAGGATTATACACAAAAATAGGAGTTAAGAGTGAACCAAAAAGTTACGCAGACGCAGCCAAATCAATCATTGAACGAAAAACCAATGACATCGAAGGAGGCATTCCACAGAGCAAGACTGGTGATGTCGAAAATACGAAGAGCAATGGAGAACAAGTCAATGAACCAGGAGGAACCGAATAATGTTGAAGGATCCTCTGAACAAAACTGATAATACTAAATCTCCAGATTTAGATTTCTTAGAAAAAGTAGAAGGTACTACTTCTGAAAATATTCCATCAGAGAATATTGAACAAGCATCAACTGACATAAACAACTTAGAAGAAAAAGATAATCCTATTTTATCTGAGAGCCCTGGTTCTAATGAAGAGGAGTATGTTCAAGTTGCTAGTCTATTTCCAAAAAAACTTCCTAAACCAAAAGATAAAAAGACTTTAACTGATAAACCTTATGGTGAAAATTTAAAAGAGATTGGTGAAAAACAAAAAGAAATGTTGGGAACCAAAACAGAAGGTGAAGATTTTATATTTGAACCTGGTACTGGTAATATTATCTTTGGTGAATTTTCAGACGATCAGTTAAAAGTTATTGATGATACAATAACAAACTTACAACTTGGTAAATTAGATGAAGTTAAAGGATCATTACAAACAACATTAAGAGAAACTAATTTATTTAATACAGGACAATTCCAAGATGCTGTTGCTACTATTTTTAAAGATAGTATTGACAAAGCTAAAAGAGGTAAGATCTCTGTAGAGACTATTGCAGCAGAGGCTGCTAAGTTAGGTAGAAATGATGTTTACTTAAAAATTCTTAAAAAGAAACCAGGAGAAATTTTAGATCTACCAACTACTTATAGAGCTATTATGGAAACTCAGATCCTAAGAGTAGAAACTGAGAAACTTGCCAATATAGTTTTGAGTGGTAACGCAAGTGAAAAAGAAATACAAAATTTTTATCAAGTATTAAGATTGTATGGTGCAGTCAATTCACAGACTGCTGCATCTGTATCTGAAAGTGGTAGAACACTTGGTATTGTATCTAAAGTAGAAACTCCAACAGAACAAGGTGCTTTAGATGTAGTTAAAATTTTAGAAGAAGAAATGGGTGCAGATCTATCAATAGAAGGTGCAACTAAAATTGCATCTGCATTCTTATCATTAAAACCACATCAACAAAATAAATTTGCTAAAGATACTTATGCTACAAAAATTAGAGATGCATGGGCTGAAGTTTGGGTTAACTCTAAACTTGCAAGTCCAATTACTCACATCGTTAACATAGTAGGTAACACAACATTTAATACTCTTCGTGTTGCTGAGTATGGTATTGCAGCTACATTTAATAAGATCCCAGGTCTATCTTCTAAAGAAGGAATTATGTTTAATGAAGTTTGGCAAATGATTAAGTCTATGAAGTATGGAACCAAACTTGGTTTAGTTAATGCTCATGAGGCATTTAAAACTGGTGAGGCTGTTACAACTAAACTAGATCTTAGAAAACCAAATGCATTAGGTAAAAGATTATTACCAGAAAAATATCAAAATACTTTTATGGGACATACTCTTGAGATGATGGGAACATACGCAAGAATACCAGGAAGATTATTAGTAGCCGAAGATGAATTTGCTAAAGGTGTTTTATTTCAAATGGAATTAGAAAGACTTGCAACTAGAAAATTTAATCAAGCTATTGCAGATGGTCTATCTGAAGATGATGCACAAAAAGTATTTATCAAAACATTATCTGATCCATCGAGTGATGTAGTTAAACAAGCTCAAGATGCTGCATTAGAAGGTACATTCCAAAAAGATCTACCTCCAGGAGTTTTTTCAAAAGCACAAACATTCTTTAATATTCCAGAAATGAAATTGTTTGTACCATTCTATAAAACAATCATGAACATTTTCATGGAAAGTAATAAACGAAATCCTATTATGATGGCTGGTGGTTCATTATTACCAGGTGAATTAGGAAATAAAATTAGAATGGATCTTTCTGGTAAGAATGGAAAAGCTACACAACAATTAGCTCTTGCTAAACTTTCAACTGGTTCAACATTAATGTATTTCTTTGGAACAATGGCCTATGGTGGATCTGGGTTTGACCAGGATGTTATGATTACTGGTATGGCCCCAATGAATAAAACTGAGAGAGAGGCATTTCTTAGAAAAGGATTACAGCCATATTCAATAGCAATCTTAGATAAAGAAACTGGATTATATAAATCTATATCTTACGCAAGATTTGATCCTATATCATCTTTATTAGCAATCTCTGCTGACATGGCTTACATGGCTAGTAGACCAGATCAATATGCAGATCCTAATTTTGTTAATAATATGACATCATTATTTGGTAATGGATTGGGTGCAATATTCCCTTACTTAACTGAACAACCATTCTTAACTGGTATTCAAGAATTAGGAAGATTATTTCAGCCAGGTTATGGTGATGCAGAAGGTATGGTAACTAGAGCTCTAACTATTCTAACTGAAAAAGTAACTGAAGGTACTGTAGGTTTAGTTGTAAATCCAACTGGTACTTTTGGTGGTTATCTAAATAGAATGCAAGATCCAACTATATACGATACTAATATTACATCTGAACAAGCTGATTGGTTTAGAAAAAATTTTGATGGTGATATTCCAGCTCCTATTAGAGCTTTCTATAAAGCATACAATAAAGCAATGAAAGATAGTCCATTCTTTAATACAGATCTTAAACCTAGAGTTACTCTATGGAATGAACCTATGGTAGGTCCAGAGCAAGGAATGTTTTCACCAATAAGAATAATGAATGAAAAGTATAATGATGTTGATGAGTTTTTAGTTAAAGCTGGATTAGGTATATCAATGCCAAAAAATAATATTGGTGGAATACCAATGACACAAGACGAGTATAGTGAATACATCGGTTACATTAATATTGATGAAGATGGAGATGGTGAGAGTGATTTATTACAAGAGTTAAGTGACTTAGTTAATAATGCTGACTTCCAAGATTTATTACCTGGTGATCAAATGAGTGAAATAAATTCTATAGTAGATCAATACAAACAAACTGGTAGAGATTTGTTCTTGTCTAATAATACAAGTTTTAATGATAAAGTAGAAAACTTAAAAGAAAAAATAAAAGAAAAAGGAAGAAGATAATAGATGGCTACATTTGCTATAAATGAAACTGCAAGAAGGGAACAGTATGTATCTACTGGCCAGGCTACCTATAACTTTAATTTCCAAGTTAATGTTGCAGATGAATTATTAGTCTATGTAAATGATACAGCTCAAACTTTAAGTGTTCAATACAATGCTACATTAAATGCAAATGGTACTGGTTCAATAACTTTTATAGATAACTCTGGTGGAGGTGGAACGAATTACACTCCGAGCTCTGGAGACTATGTAACTATTATTGGAGATCTAGCATTATCTAGAACCACAACTTTAAATACATCTTCTGATATTAATACAACTAACCTGGATACAGAATTTGATAACACAGTTATTAGACAACAACAGATTAAAGAAATAACTGACAGAGCTTTACAATTAAAACCAAGTACACCTAGAACAGTAACTGGATCTGGAACATCTGGTCCTATCTATTGGCCTTACGATGCTACTCCATCTAACAATGCATCAAGAGTTATTTCATATGATAGTGCTGGTACTGGATTAGAGCTTGGACCAACAACTGCAAACTTAAATACTTTAGCATCAATCGTATCTGATATTTCTACAGTAGCTGGTATCTCATCTGACATACAAACAGTAGCTGCTGATCAAAGTGATATTGGGATTGTGGCAACAAATATTGCCTCAGTCAATACAGTAGCAACTAATATTAACGATGTAATAAAAGTAGCCGATGATTTGAACGAGGCTGTCTCTGAAGTTGAAACAGTTGCCAATGATTTAAATGAGGCTGTATCTGAGATTGATACTGTTGGAACAAATATTGGAGTTATTCAAACAGTTGGTAATAGTACAAACATTGCAAACATCACAACAGTCGCTGGACAAATTTCACCTACTAATAATATTTCTACTGTCGCAAATATTTCTGCTGATATTACAACATTAGCAAATACAACTGGCCTAACTACTTTAGCTAATAATGCAGCAGACATTTCAACTGTAGCTGGGATCCAGGCTGATGTAACGGCTGTTGCAAATATTGATGCTGCTGTTAGTGCTGTCAATTCAAATGCTGCTAACATCAATGCTGTTAATGCTAACTCAACAAATATTAACACAGTCGCTACAGACTTATCTGGATCTAATACAATAGGAACAGTAGCTGCTGATTTATCTGGATCTAATAATATTGGAACAGTCGCATCAAATATTTCTGATGTAAATAATTTTGCTCAGACTTATCGTATCTCTGCATCTCAGCCTACAACAAGTTTAGACATCGGAGATTTATGGTTCGACACAGCAAATTCAGTCATGAAAGTCTACTCGTCATCCGGGTGGGTTACGGCTGCGTCTGCCGTCAATGGTACTGCTGCTAGGTTTAAATATACTGCAACAGCATCACAGACAACATTTACTGGAGCTGATGATAATACAAACACCTTGGCCTACGATAGTGGATTTATGGATGTATATTTGAACGGGGTGAAATTAGTTTCGGGTGCATCCAATGACTATGTCGCTACTAACGGGACCAGCATCGTACTAAATTCTGGAGCTGCGTCTGGAGATATTTTAGAGGCAATAGCCTACGGAACATTTGAGTTAGCAAACTTCTCTATTGATGATGCTAATGATGTACAGACAACTGGAGTACAAGACGGACAAGTATTACTATACAACTCAAGTGCTGGACAGTTTCAGCCAGGCAATGCATCGAGTGCTGAAGTCTATGGATTTAATAAAGACAGTAGTGGTAATTTAATTGTAACGACAACTAACCAGGGAGTAGATAATATTACTAATGCTCAGTATGCTGCATTTGATGATGTCTTATTCTCTGCATCTGGATTTACATTCAGTATTAACTCAGACGGAAATCTAATTGCAACAATATAATGTACTCGAAATGTTTATGAATAAAATAAATACAAATAATAATATTATCACGAAAGGTATATATAATGGCACAAATTAATTTAGGATCTATAAAATTTAATTGGAAGGGTTCATACTCTGGAGCAACTGCATATGTCGTAGACGATGTAGTAGAGAGCTCTGGATCTTCTTATATCTGTATTTTAGCAACAACTGGTAATGCTCCACCAAATGCTACTTACTGGGAGCAAATGTCATCTGCTGGTACTAATGGTACTGATGGAACAGATTTAGGAACAACATTAACAACACAAGGTGATATTGTTTATAGAGATGCGTCTGGTCTTGCTAGACTTGGTG